ATTATATGATAGCAAATTATATATCGCGCCCGTGCCTTGTAGGTCAATTTGACGTTACTTCCGAAATGGAAGCCGGCTTTTGTCCTGTTGGACCTTATGCAATAACTCCAATGAATATGATTTACCAATCGAGTGAATTTGCAATAAAGCCTGGAAAAGCTAATTATCCATTACCAATGTGTTATATTGGCACACTTTTTTCCATGTGGAGAGGATCAATAGATTTTCACATTTCTGTTGTCTGCTCACGCTTTCACTCATGTCGGTTACGTATCATGTGGATACCGCAATTTTTAACTGAAAAGCGGCCTTCTCCAGATCAATTCGAAGCTCAAAACGCTTATTCAGTAGTACTTGATGTAACAGCTGAGTTTGAATATTCGTTTCGTATACCATATCTACAAGAAACAGAGTGGTTATACTGTGGTGATTTAGCTCCTGGAGCTATAGCTACACCAGAAGATTCAACTCGCACTACCAATGGTTGGATGTTTATACTGATAGTAAATGAATTAACAAGTGGGGCTAGTAGTGACAAAGTTCAGCCGATAACATTCCAGTTATTCGCTCGCGCTGGTCCGGATTTTGAATTTGGTATTCCCTCAATGATAAATTCGAACAAGTTGGTGTTTGACACTACCCAGTCTAAATTTGAAGAGCACGATCACGAGCGCAAATTTAGCCCACAAATTAATGAGTCTCTAACTGTAGAGTCATTACGAGCAGCCAAATATGAAGTATTCGGGCCAGAAACACAAAAACGTAGGGATAACGTTAATGTGCAAAGCATTATTATATCGTTTAAACAAATGTTAAATATGCTTTCTCCGATGCGATTATTAGAATATACCGAAGTGACTGATGTGTCTTATTATTTTGACTTCACGAAGAAGATCACGCCCCAATTAATAAATGAGGTTTTCTTTTTTAGAGTGATGGCATTATTTAGATACTATCGAGGGTCTTTTCGTATAGTAGTGTTGCCATTTGTTTCGACAGTTGCAACTACGTTTGCACAATATCGAACGAATTCTGATGTCGAGGTCTTTACTGAACGAAATAACGTTTCGAAGTTTTCGACCATTGAGATGTCTCAAGGCTTGACTTATCACAGTCGAACAGATTTAGCACCTGTTGACATAGTTTTGCCGTGGAACGATATCTTTGATAGACGCTTGGTAAATGTTGTATTACAAAGTGATCAATCGAAGAATAGTAGATCTCAAACTGCTACTGTCCTTTTACCACAATATAAAGGCAGCGTTCTTGTGAGTATCTCTGGAGGTGATGATTTATCCATTGGATTTTTATTACCGCCACCAAGATGTGTTATACCCACATCTGAATCGAAT